AGTTCTGATTGTCGCATTTCTCACAAGGGCTTTCCACACGCCAAACATTTCTCGCCCCCTCCACTCTCTTCGCCCTCTGGAATCGTGGCCTCCATCATCTTGCCAATCTCATCCAAGCTGAACCCGGTAATATCAATGTCGATTTCCCCTGCGTCTAATTCTTCGAGGATGTCTTTGAGTTGTGGCATATCAAATTCACCACTCAATTTGTTGAGGGCAAGATTCGCCGCTTTTTCTTGTGCATCATCCAGCCACACCGCCCACACATCGACCTCATCTTTTCCAAGTGCCAAATAGCACTTTAGCCTTTGATGGCCTCCAACGATGTTCCCAGTTTTGGCGTTCCAAGTTATCGGTTGAAGATTCCCAAGTTCGCTCAAAGATTTTGTAAGCCTACCCAACGCATCCGAAGTGATGGTTCTCGGATTGTATTTTGCTGGCGAAAGTTCGCTAATTTTCTTTGTTACTAAAGAGGGATATTTCATAGGGTCTAAAAAGTTACGCAAGATTGTTTAACAATGTTTAACACAAAAATTTGCTAGGTTAATTCGTACAGAAAGTCGCCGGTCGGAACCTGTTTTGGGTGTATTTGGCAAAGTAAAAGTTACCTAACTCGTTGATACCACGCACTATTGACCCTATCTTGCGTAAGTACCCTATAATCAACGACCCTACTTGCGTAAGTCGCATTTGTGCCTTGTGTAAAAACTTGCGTAAGTTGCATATCACTTTTGTCATAGCTCTCCCCCTGCCTCCTTATAAGCCTCCACAATGGGGCGGGCTTCCTCAAGGAACTGGGTACGCTGGGCGGGTGTCCATTGGCTAGGGGTCTTGCGGGCAAGCCATTGGCGTGCCTTGATTATGTAGCTATGCCAAGCTTGCTCGGCCTTGGGATTAGAGGTTTCGATGGGGTCGGGTAGCAAGCCAGTCCATAGGGCTAACTGCTTGAGGCCACCGGGGGTAGGGGCTTGCAGGGATGGCCTTGCCTTTGCCACACGCTCATACCGCCTAGCTTGCTCACCGTTTATTCCAGCTACCTCTTGGATGGTGTCTAGGTTTAGCCCCTCCACCCTTGCCGATAGGAGCAGATCGCCAGCGTCTGCCGCCAGTCCGATGGCCTCCCCCATCTGTTGTATGGCATTTTCCTTGGCCTTTTCTAACTGCTTGACTGTCTTTTGTAGCTCCATTCCGATCTGTTTTTCGCTCATTTTAGGATGTCCTTTTGGTTATGCGTAAGCCTCGGCCAACTCCTCAGCCTCGACCTCTGCGGGTGGTTCTATCTCTCGAAATCTGTGCTGGGCAAAGCCTCGCTCCGGGTGGGGTGGGGTGGTGCTTAATGGGTTGTTGATGCCCTCCAAATAGACCACCACTTCCCCTACCTCTCCGTTCAAAGCTACCCCTATGCCTATGCCCCTGACTACATACTGCCTATCCTTGATGGGGAGGGCGTTGTAAAAAGCTAGGATGTCGGGTGGAAATCTATCGTCCACGCACACTACTTTTGACCCAGTTGTCACCGTTTTTTTCCTCGCTTTTTAATGCCTTTTTCCCACGCTTCCTTATTCCACTTGGGGCATTCCTCTCGCCTCTTTTTGTGAACCCTCAAGGCTCGCTCCTTGTAAATCTGCCTCACCCTTTCAGAGCGTTGGATGCGTAAAACCAGCCCGGTGCGTTGGCTTAACTCCGTAAGGCGAGCCGAAATAGCCGCCCTCGTATAAGGTTTCCCAGTCGAGGGGTTGATGTAACGCTTTGCGATTGAGGTTAGGCTGTCTGGGCTTCGGTTGCTGGCTAGGGCTAGTAGTGCCTCGTCCAAGGTATCGTCCCGCCTATGCCTCAACATCTGGGAATCGCCTTCATGCTTAATGGTCTGCTCCACCACCTCTGCCGTGAGCTTTGCCAGTTGGTCGAGGTCGATGGCTGGGTTCATCGCCTTCATCTGGGCTAGTCGCTCTTTCACCCGATCTTCCAGCGTGTCGATGTGGTCGGCCATATCGGGCGTGTAGGATGCCAAGATGCTGTCGGCTGGGTCTTGGCCTTGATGGTGGTTCATTGGATTTCTACTAATGCTGTCCGTCCCACCCTTGCCAATTCACGCTTTGCTTGCCGTTCTGTGGCATAGAAAAGGTCGATAACTGGGAGCTTGGTTTTGCCCGATGCCTTCCGTGAAATTACTGCCGTCCCGGTGTCGTGAGCGTGGTATGCCTTGCCCTCAATCAATAGGGTCGTTCCGTAGGGGATAATTTTAGGGTCTACTGCACAAGATTTTCCAGAGACTAACCGTTTTCCAGTAGAGCTTTTATAGCCAAACTCGTCCTCACCCAACCAGTATGCCGTGATACGAGCCTTGATTGTTTTCTTTGCTACTGGCTTTGGGGTTTCGATCATTATGTTGGCCGCTTGGCTCGAACATAAGAGCGTGATGGCTAGGATGATAATGGCTTTTTTCATCGTTAAGAAGTGGAGTCGCTCGCACAAATGGCGGTAGCGTCTTGAGGGTGATTCGTCCCCTTTAGTTCTTTTCCCTTGATCGTTGTCAATCGGGGTCTTGAGCCTGTCGATCTCGGCCTCAATCTTATTTAATTCCATCTTATTGATTTTCATAAAAGCTCTCTTATGCCTTTGATGATTTGGTATGCAACTTGCGGGACGATGGCGTTCCCAAGTCCTTTAATTCTGTCCATCCTATTGGGTATCCCATCATCGCTTCTACAAATGTAGGGTGTGGACTTCCACCCTTGCCATTCTTTGAGAATTTCTCTGAAAGAACATCCCTCAACGATGTTTTGGGTTCGTTGTTTTTCCTTTTTGTCGATGGTTTTCTGCCATAGGTTTTGTCGCTTGCCGTTGGAGTTGGCAACAATCCAAATCCGTTCTCTCTTATGGACGGCATCGATGGATAAAGCTGATATATCAAATACCCTGACTTCATAATCAAAGGCTTCCAAATTAGTAATCGTTTCTTGCAATCCCAAATTGATGATTCCAGCAACATTTTCTCCAATAATCCAAGCCGGGTTTGTTTCTTTGATAATCCTAAACATTTCTTGCCAGAGGTAACGGTCATCATCCTTGCCTCTTCGCTTCCCGGCAAAACTGAATGGCTGACAAGGAAAACCCCCTGTAAGTAAATCGATTCTTTGCCCCCCCCCCCGCAGTTCTCTGATGTCCGTGTGAATTGGGACTTGCGGCCAATGCTTTTTAAGAACGGCTTGGCAGTATGGTTCGATTTCACAGAATCCAATGGTTTCAAATCCAGCCCATCCAGCGGCAAGAGCGAATCCTCCGATTCCGCTGAACAAGTCGAGGTGGGTTGGTTTTTCATTCACATTTCACCTCCGTCCAATGACATCGCTTGTTTGGTCTTTTGATCTTGCCCCTACCCTCTAAATATCGAAGGTGGTACTGGATTGCTCCGTGGGTTTTCTTTAGCACTTCTGCAATAGTGCAAGTCGGAATCTCGTTGGTGATAAGTGTGAACACGGCATCTCGAAGCATATCAATGGTCGCTTGGTTGCGAGTCGTGGCGTAGAGCTTTTCCAGTTCCTTGCCGGGGTAGCGGTCGGCAAGGATGCCGTTGGCCTTGGCATCTGCGGTTACATAAGATTCGTTCATTGAGTTTTTAAGCTACTTTGAGTTTAGGTTGAGGCAAGGTTTAGTTTTTAGTTGTTGATTGGGTTATTGTTTCCGGGGAATATGTTTCTTTTAGGTTCGCCACGCATAGGTCTAGACAAGTAACATAGGTCTGCAAACTCCTTCCAATTTTCATTGGTAATCTTGGGATACAATTCACCAATTAGATGGGCTAGTTTTCTTACAAATAGCCTATCTCTTGTTATTTTGAGGTGTCGAATAACATTTGAGAATGAGGATTGCATTAAATCAATTTCGTCATCTGTAACTGAGTTCATAAATAATACTCCGCAACGCTCTTGCCGCTGTTCGTCTTTATGGTTCGCTTCTGCACATCGTAACCAGCCTTCCGCAAATCACAAACTCGGCTTGCTAGTCGGAAGCACTTGAACCAATCGAGTGCCTCCAAAGCCGTGAGTGTTCGACCAGATTGCAAGTGGGCTAGGATGCGAGCGTTCTGGTCGTGGCCTTCGGCTTTTACTGGATGCGTTGTCCTCATAAAAGGCAACTCAAACTGCTCCGCTTCGACTATAGCAATCATCTTGAGCCTCCTTTGGCCTTGCGAACAGCAAAGTTACGGCTCTTTGCGTTCATTATGGTTGTTCTGTGAACTCCCCAAGCCCTAGCAAGCTCGCTCATCGACATACCGCTATCGAGTTGGTGCTTCCAGAGCGTCCATCGCTTCTTAACTGTGGAGTATTCACGATTTCGCCTTGCTCCGTCCTTTCCACGGGTCGGAATAAGCTCTTTTGGGATGTCTAGGGGAGTAGTTACACCCATTACGAGCTTTTCAAGCCCTTTAGAGGCCAATTCTGCTCGATTTTGAGCCATTGTAGAGGTTAGTGTGCTTACCATTTGCTCAAACTCCCTTAATTTATCCTCGCAGAGCTTAACCCGGTGAATTGTTGCGGCTAAAACCATATCTTGAGGGTAATTCACGGACACCCCGCCTCTACCCAGTCGCTATGGGTGTTGAATCCAGCTAATTTATAGGTTGGTGGGGATTCGCACCCCGATTTGATTGGTTTCTTCATTGGTTGGTTGTTTCCTTTTGGTTGTTGGTTGCTTCTCCGCTGACAGTTTCTTGCACAAGCTCGCCAGTCCTTAACCGATGCCTTGCCTCCGACCTTCCATCCGTTGCTCTGGTAGTAATCAAAAGCTGACTCTGCGTCCGTCTGCCTCCATCCGATCTCTTTAGCAAAGGCAATCCATTCAGCGAGCGTTGGGCGTAAGCCCTCTCTCTCTTTCTTGTTATCTATCTCACTATTATTGTTACTATTACTATTACTATTATTATATACAATAGATGGCTCATCTTTGGTACATAGATGGTTCATAGATGGTACATAGATGGTCGATCTATGGTTCATCCTTCGTGCATATCCAGCCGATCTTTCCTCCATCTTCGCCAATCCAGAGGCCACTCCTCCGTGATAGATTGCCCCATCCTTTAGTTCATAAACCCCAGCAACCTCAAGCTCTTGCAGTAAAGGCTTGGCATCTTGCCCAACCATTCTGCTGATCTGTTCGGGGGTGGGTATGTGTCCGTTGATGGTTAGCTTGCCGCCGGCGTTGGCCTTATACATAAGGCACAGCAAGTGAATCCATAGCCCTTTAGAGGCAAGGCTTACCAATGCCAGCTTCTCGTTAGCCAGCCAGCGGTTAGGCTCAAAGGGAAACCAGAAGGAATCCCGCCTCATTTCTTGGCCTTTTCCATATCTATCTTTTGATACTTCTTGGCTCGTTCCAGTAGTTCTTTAGTGATACGATGCGAGTAGTCGAGGTGGCTGATGATGTCCTTGTAGTTCTCCCTCTTGGCGTGGTCGAAGTCCTTAAATAAATCCTTCAGCCTTTTCGATACGATTGCGTGGAACTCGTCCACAAGTTTCAGTCTTTTAACGCTCATTTCTTTTTAATCCTTTCTAGAATATCTTTTGCTAAATCCCACAATGCTCCGCTGACGAATAGAATTAGGAGATAGAGACTCAAGCACCCCAAACCGATGACGAACAAGTCCCACAAAGCTTTCACGATGGACAAAAGGAAAGTTACCATTTGGGTGCTTTCGGCCAGCTTGCCCAAAGCCGAACATCATTTTCAGAATGCCCCCAGCTTCGTGACACAAACGAGCCATCAACGAAACGACCAACGCAAACCTCACCGCCAATATCCATAAGCACTTTTTCATCGCTTTTAGGTTTCTCCTCCATTGTTTTCCATTCAAGCATTGACCATTTCAGGTTTGGAACATCGACATCAACGCTCATCCCAGCCTCCGCAGGGCTACGACAACCTCATTGAGTATGTCTTGGATGACTTGATCTTCCGTTCCGTCTGCTAGTCGTTGGACGAGTTCGGCACACCGCTCCCTTTCGAGGGCGGCGGCCTTGCTCATCGCATCGTTGATGATTTCTTGGATTAGTTCAGAATGGGATTTCATCTTCGGGCTTTCCTTTCTGTATCGAGTCGGCTTCGGCAAGAATCTCTGCGATGATTTCGTTGCGTATGATGTCGTTCTTGTAGGGCTTACCATCTGCACCGGGCTTGAGGTCTTGCTTGCTCAACCACTCCAAATAATCCAAGCCCTTGTTTCCGAATGCGGCGATCTCGCGAAGGGTCGAGCCTTTGTGCTTGCCAAACTTCAACTCCATATCCCTAGGCTCACCGCCATTCGTCTTGACCGCAACTCCGTTGAGCTTGGCCGTGATTTCTGCTAGGTCGGCCTTGCTGATCGAGTCAGACTTAACCGTGTCTAACTTAACTGGCTTTGGTGCTGGTTCGTATTTGTCCGTATTGATGTCCTCGAACCCGCCGTGAGGAACTTCCTCGGCTGGCGTGGTTGAGAGGCTCTTATCAATCAACACTACGATATGAGCAAAGGCAGAGCGACAAGCCCGACTGATTGCTCTTGTCTGGCACATCGCTCGCTTGGCGTAGGTTGGACGGCTTGCCCACATAGCCTCATCATCACCCAAGAACCCCTCGGCACTTGAGATTACTTGGCCGTTGTCCATTCGCTTCACTTCACCGATGCACCGATAGCCGTCCTCAAGACGCTCGACATCTCTTGCAGAGGCTACGCATCCGTGTGCTACTGCGATTGCTTGCCATCCTTCAACTCGCACATAGTCCTTCTGGCCTATGCGTTGGCAAGTTTCCTTTACGATGGCTCGACAAGCCCCAGCCACATCAGTCGCTTGGCGAATGTGGGTTGAGACTCCGTTGCCGTTCTGAATTACTAATTGGTTATCACTCATTATTTCATTCTCCTTATTGGTTGTTGGTTGTAGTCGTAGTCTCCCAGCGACTCACGATCTTCTCTGCTTCCTCTGATTGGAAGATTCAAACATCTTGCATCGTGCGTCTGGTCGTAGAGCGTGTCTGGAATCGGGCCATCAACTCTCGTCACCCATTCTTCTAATGTTTCTCCTTCGAGTCGTTTTGGATACTGCGGAACACAATCACTCATTTGGTTATCCTTTCATTTATGGTTTTGATTATCGGGGAAAGCCACTTGGTGCTTATGTCGTGGGAGGGAACTCGGAAAACTAGGATGCCCATTGAGGCGGCGAGATTGTATTTCTCCATATCGTTCAAGAACCCAGTTGGCCTCGTGTGTCTGCCCCTGCTCCACACCCCGCCCTCTAGCTCAATGGCTATGCCTTCGATGTGGTAATAGTCGAATCTAAATCTTCTGCCATCAGCAAACTTGTATTCCCTTAACAACCCCCACCCGCCAAGACTCTTCCATAGAATCTCGAACTTGGCTGATGGGGTAAGCTTCATTTTAGTTACGCCCCACCCAGTTCTTTGTTGGTAGAACTAGCTCTGGCTCTTTGGGCTGGTTGCCCTCGGCCACGATCTTGTCCAAGCGGTCGAGGTCGGCGGCCACGGACAAATAAAATCTGCGTCTCTCGTAGTTCTGCTGGTCGATGTGCTGGGCGATTAGATAAAGCCCTCGGACAATCACCAGTCCAACAAAGATAATGATGCCAAAGATCACCAGCGTATCCGTTGTTTCTGCCAAGCAGGGGAGCAGTAGTTTGGGTTAGTGATAAAGGGATACTTGCCGTCATCCATCGCCTTCATAACAAAGCCTTCCCAGATTACTTCCCCAGCCTTATTGTTCTGAAAGTTCATCTCTTCCCATATTGAATTTATTTTGTGATGGGCAAGGCTAACAAAGCGGAGGAGCTTGTTCTGTGGCACATCGAAGGTCACGGCTTCGAGGTGTTCAATCTCCTTCATCCTCTCTGCATAAGGCTTGGGGTTGGCTGGGTCGAAGGCATCCATCACTACGATTGTTCCCTTGCCAGTCTTTGTGCGTTGCCCCATAATCTCGCAATCTACAAACCGAGATTTAATACCAGCACCAAGGATTCGATCTGCCATTAGCTTGTGATTGGTGGCGAACTTGCCGTGGCGGTTGTAGCCCTGCTGGGTTTCTTGATCGAACCAGCCTCGCCATCCGTTGAGCTTGCCCTCAATCGAGAACCCATCGGAAAACTCATCGTGGCTCGCTGGTACGGCTGAACCTACTGGCCTTGCTGGGAGGGGGAAGGATGTCATTGTTTTTTTTGTAGGGATTTCGCTGGGTTATGGCAAGACTTATTTTAGGAGTTGCTCAACTATGAAAAGGGTTGAGCCAGCACCTACGATTAGTCCGACTATGTATGCGATTAGGATTTTGTTCATACGCTCAACCTATCACACCTCGACAACTTGTCAAGGGTTTATTTACGATTGTTTGTAAGTCCCTATAAACACGCTACTTGCTAGGGATTATTTTGTAGGCTTTTATCCATCGAAAGTGCTTATCTCCATTTTTGCTTGTGAGAACCACTTGGATTTTACGAACCTCCAATTTCTTTTTTTCTAGTAGTTCACGAAGGATGCGGTCAATGGAACTAGATTTCCTTCCCATCATTTCCATTATCTCCTCACGAGTGCAAAATCCCTCTGGTCGTGGAGGGCATTCTTTATTTTGGATGTGTTCTTCGAGAAGTTTCTGCCAAGGATTTTTAGGTTTCATATCAAAAGGATTTTATGTTTGTGGGTAGATGGAATTTGTTTCCTCGTTGTCTTGCTTGGAAAACATCGTGCGTTTTATCGGGGTGAATCATCCCATACGCCCAGCCGTGTTGCCATCTTAATCTACGCAACTGGCCTCGGTTGTATTCCGGGGTCTTGTTGCATAGGCATCCGATGTTGTACCCGGTGCGAGGGTCGATGGAGATGCTTCTAAAATAATCGATGGCGTGAGTATGCCCAAAGATAACATCTCCGTAAGCATCGCTGTGCTGTTTGGCAGAGTGCATAGCGTGGCCGTAGCCGTGTGCGAATGAGAGCGTCCCGCACTTGTAGATACCAGCCACGGAATCGTAAGGGAACATCCTTCCCCTTGTCTCTTTCATAATGGCCTCGATGTTTTCAATCCCATCGTTGGCGTAGTCCCTTGCTATCCCGCTTCGAGAGTTACGGCTCAAGTCATATATGCGTTCATCGTGGTTGCCCCTTAAAAAGATTCTCTCATCCCCGAACTTGAAGAACTCCCGAATGAACTCCTCTCCACAATCCCAATCTTTTTGAAGGCTCGATGCTTGCTCCTCATCCCCAGCCCCCTTGCGGATTGCTCGGAAGTCCCAGAGGTCACCGATGCAAACGACTAGATCGGGCTGGTATTCTTTCGTGAAAGAGAGCAGAGCCTTTACCGAGGGAGCATCTTGTTCGTCGCCGTGGATGTCGCCACAAGCAACGAACTTAATTGGCTTCATAAAGGGGGTTTGGTTTGTCCAGTTAAAGTTGTGTAAATTAAATTACAACACTCTCTAGCTCTTGGATTTGTCAATGTCTCATCTGTGCATCCATCCTTCGCTAATTCAAGAACTATGTGCATTTGGGAACGAAGCGTGAGCAGATAGGTTAGCTGGTCGGTTGCCTCTTCGATTGCGTTCTCAACAAGTTTCACCGATGGCATCTCCCAAAGTTTTGTCCCGCCGTGTTCCTCAACTCCCCGCTTGTATTTCTTCTCCATAGATTCGACTGCCGCAACTTGCAAAGTCGTTAAATGGAGTTCGTGCTTTTTGGTAAAATGCTTTTGAGTTATTTTCTCCACGCTCTGTTCGGATGTCATCCCCTATCTGCTAGACCAAGGGCGTTTGGAGACTAGAGAAACTTTTTGATTATTCACTTGTTGCTTTTGTGGCGAGACTAATTCCCTCCACCCAGAAATTGTTGCGTCCTCAAGATGAGGTTGCTCCCATTCTAAATGCCGTAGCTGGTGTTTTTGTGCAATCTTCTGGCAGATCGAGTAGGTCTGGTCGTCGTCCCAAGATGGGATTAAATCGTTAGTCGGAGTACGAGCAAGGGGAACATAGTCTATTGCGTGAGAGCCTTTACCTTGGTCAATGTGGAGCGATTGCGGGGGTATCCCACGAGCGTTTGTGACTTTCCTTCCAGCCTTGGTGCGTCCTTGGGCGTATAGCTCCTCTTGTTCTTGGGGAGTACGCACCGAGCAATAGATCAGAACTGGAATCTTTTTGGACATCAACTCCGAGTACCAAGCCGCCACCCTCTTACCAAAACTCGGCTCACACTTTTCGATATGGCTTCTTGACCTCTCCACCGCCTCTCGAATCGTCATTGGTCAAGCCTCGACTTGCATCGTTCTGTTTCCTCCATTGATCGAGATAACGCCTTGAGCGTCTGGGCATACAACTCTCGGTATTCTTGGGGGCTTGCTTTTGATCGGTCGAGTTTGTCCCATCGCATAATGAAGTCCGAGATCGAGTCTTGGTGCGGCGTTTGCCCAATGTCGTAAGGGCGGGTGGTTGCACACCCACAAATCAAACTACCTACGATGAATCCAAGAATCGACTTCCGTATCACGCAGACGGCGTTTGTAAGCGATTTCCTCATCGTCTCTTTCCTTGCGAGTCTTGGCTCTGTTCTTTGTCCACCAAGCGATGATTCCGATTACACCAGCAAGCGAGGCGAGAATGGCCTCCCACATTGTTATTTCCGTGAGAACTTCGAGAGGAAATCGACAATCTTTTGGAGCGTGTTCTCCGGCTCGTCGCCGGGGATCAAAGAGGCAACCGCAATCACGGCAGAGAGGAGGGCAACCAACGCACCCACCCAAGCAAACACATCTTGAGACTGAATAAAGGTTAAGATTTGTTCCATAAGAAGGGATGGGGTGTCAAGGGGCTACAACGGTGCGCCAGTTTGTGTGTTGTATGTGCCGCCATAGGAATAATATTCACTTGCTGTATAAGTTAATACTATGTTTGGACTTTGGTACGCATCTGCTTGTGAGTATAATGTGCCGCTAATTGAGCCACCGTACCAATTAAAACTCCAAGACCCAACAATTTGAAATAGTGTTGGTTTATTTACAGAAAAATCGCCGTAAAAACGAATACCTACACTTACTTCATTTGGATATGAATACACATTCCCAGCCTCTTTTTGAGCAACAAGATCTCCCTGCATATTAACAAAGAATCTAAAGCTCCCAATAATTCGCTCATCATTCCTTAAAATTCTACCCACCTCAACATTTTGCCTTACAAAATCTACAAACCTTCGGCAGACTAAACTTTCCTCTGTTCTTTCCCCATCGCTGTTTGGAATGTCATATTCTGTGCCGTTATAAATTATTTGATCAGAGTTCAACTGCGCGCTTCCAGATAATGATGCCTTCCATTTTTTAACTCTCCAATAAATGCCCATCATATTTACAAGGCTTCCCTTTAATCCAGACGATATGCTTTCCACTTGTTCTATACAATTTGGAAAATACCCGCTTCCTTGTGCAGATAATACTTTACCCATAAGGATTTCGTTAGGGCATTAGCCCAAGGTTAATAACCGATGACGGTGACTCTATATGTTGCGGCGGTTTGAATCTTTTGACTCCCAGTTACATTTAACAAATCAATATGAACTTGCCCTGCTGTTACGCAATGCGAGAAGAATGTTATTCCGTGAGTAATATCAGTCGGTAGTCCTAGCATACAAATATCGTTAGGTTGCGCCCCAACGATTGAGACGGTTGTGCTATTTACATCATTTGCGCCAACTGTTACTGGCCCGAAGAATGTTACTGCCGTGAGAGTCCTTGGAGATTGCGGCAACACTCCGTAGGTGGCTCCGCTTGCAATCAGCCCAACATTAATTAGACCAGAGACGACATTGATATTGGCGGGTTGAGTGATTGGAGTAGAGCCAAAGAAGGCAAGTTTTGAACTTGTGCTAACGCCAATCTTTGTTCCAGTAGTTGTGCCAACGCCAAGGTTATATCCGTCTGTGATCGTGACGGCTGTTCCAGATAGATCGAGAATGGTCGTTCCAGTTCCGATGGTATTGTTCTGCCAGTCGAGGAATACTTGGCTACTAGAGTTGTAGAGCTTGCGGTTGGTTGCATCGACATTGGAGGTTGAATCCTCAACAAAGGCGGCGTAGCTCTCTGCGGCGGTAAGGTACGAGGCTTGGGCGGCGGGAATTGCCGATCCCGTGGTGAGCAAATCGCGTCTAACCGTCACATCGGTTTGGAGAACCGTCTTGGGTGTCCCATTCTGCGTTAGCTCAACCTCAATCTTGGGCGTGATTGTATCTGAACCAGTTTCGGAAAACAATTCCTCAAGCTCGGCGGTTGCCATCGTTACCGTAGTCTGCAAGAAGTTACCGAAGATAACTCCGCTTGCGTCGAGCGTTAGGTTGTTTGTAAGAGCCGTGAGGCCAAGGTTACGGACGAAAGAAATAGAATAGTTCCCAGCATTGTTGCCTATATCAACGCTAACATTCCCACTACCAATTCCAGTCACGGCACTCAAGGCTTCGGCAAAGCTCACCGAACTTGCCCCGATTGGAATGGCCGTGGTTGAGTTAGCACCATAGTTAAGAACAACCGAGCCACCCTCTGCGTCTGACCCGATTGCCAGATCGTAGGTTTCGTTTTTAGTGGTCGAACCAATTTGGATTCTTGTGAGAGACAAGACCCCGGAAGTAGGAGAGGCCACGAATGTATCTGCAAACACCGCAGGGTTGCGAACCAAACGAACTACTTGTTGTGCGGCAACCGAGGCTGTTGGGAATCTGCGGGTACTTACAAGAACCGAGCTTGTGGGGAAAAGGGTAAAGGCAGAACCCCCGAAGGACATAGCCGTGCCAAGACTGGGGGAAGTGATAAGGTAGGCAAAATTTTCATTCCCATAGGTCGTTACGGTAACGCCAGTACCAGCAATTCCAGAAATAGCGGTATAAACTTGGAGCGGAGTCGCATTGAAAGAGATGGCCGATGATGTAATGCTATTGAGAATAAGCCGAAATTGTCCGTCCGTTGGGTCTCCATCAATCCCACCGATGCCTAGTTTAATTGAAGAACCAGTTAAATCTAAATCTCGAAGGAATCCCTCGGTGTCTCTCTCTTGCAAGCGAACTCGAAGGTTGTAGGAGTCGTTGCGAGTAAGGGTGGGGAGCGTCCCATTCCTAGCCGATCCAGCGGCCACTAGGTTTCCATTGGTTGTGTCAATGTAGATATCGAGAGATTGAGCCATTTAAGTGTCCTATTGTGTCAATCCTACGCCTTGCCAAGAACCGTGATTGTGCTTGGCGTTCCATTGGAGCATACATTCAACATGACTTCTCTGAATCCACCACCACCAGCCGCTCCAAAAGAAACTTCAAATCCATTCTCTTTTTCTGATATGGTAATCCCATCACCAGCAAGGGGCTTCGTGCATTCAATCCTTCTTATGAGCTTGTTGAAAAAAGACTTCGTAAGAATGCTAGTGCCTTGAAGTTCATTTAGTTGGTTCTCTCTCATAAGGCATTAAACTATTCTGAATAGTCCTTCCTTCTCTATGTATGTTGTTCGGGCAATAAGAAATAGTCCCCTTCTTTCACAACTAAATGCCTCTACACAATAGCCAAAATACTGACCAAAAGCACCTCCCCTACGAACTGCCCCAGCGGGTCTGGGATTTGCTGGCATTTGTGTTCCGTTAATGATTGGTGGCATTTGATTGACCGTACCAAAGCTAATGTTCCCAAGTTTAATGGATGCAGTAGCATTGATGTTTCCCTTAATAAAATCTGTTTCGCTAACATCGGTTATAAATTCTGCCTCGATGGTTAGTGGCGGCCCATATATACCAGCACCGACTGTTGGGATTAGTCTTACGATTGCTGGGGGCAATCCAGTTGAAGTAGTTAGGCCCACATAGGTAACAAGCATTTGAGTAATGCCTCCGTCTTGTTCTTCTGTGGTAACAGATTCCACGACCATTCGTGGGTATGGTTTTGCAGAGGATGAAAAAACAGAATGAAGGGTGTTCTTCTCTGGAACAATCGCATCCCTATTGGAGGTCTTAATAGCATAAGCCTCTATAATTGTCTCTAGGCCATTAGGTTCCTTGTTGAAGTTTTGCCTCTGCAAAACTTTTGATGTGTTGGTTGCCCCGATTGAGTTTCCGATAATTACGCTTGCCATATTATTTTACCACCGTTCCAGATTTCATCAAATCCACCAGAGCCTTGAGTGCTGTCAGAGTTTCTGCTGATAGTGAACTTTGTTCTTCACCGAGCTTACCCGATGGAGTAGCCCCGCCCTTTGTGAAAGCCCTCTCCCTTTCAAACTTGCTTGCGGCGGCCTCCCTTGCGAGTTGCGATGGGTCAACACCACTTATGCCACCTTGGATTCTCTCTGCTAATGAGGGCATCTCGCCAGCGACTTGTTGGGCGGCCAACTTCTCCCTATCCCTCTGGGTCGGGGCAATTCTCTCTGCTGTCTTAAAGTTTTCTGTTTTAAGTTGTTGCTCCCTTTGCTTCCTTGCGGTATCAAGGGCTTGCCGTCCAGCCGCACTTGCACCAAGAACTCCACCAGAAACATCGGTAGCTGTTTGTTGAGCCTTCTTCTGTTCCTCCCTAGCCCGATACGCATTACGGACAAGACGCTGAAAAGCCCTATCGTCAGCATCGGTATCCATCTTAATCTTTTCATCTGTGTTGTAGCGTTCCTCACGATAGATGCGGTTGTTGTTGTCTATCTTTCTCTGCACTCGCTCTTGCTCTGTCTTTTTCTCCCTCGCCTCTGCTTGGTCTGCCAGCTTTTGTTCGGCATCAAAAACCATCTTATCGAATTTGATTTGAGATTCAAATCTGTCTTTAGATTGTTTATCGTAAATTGCATTTCGCCTTCTTATCATCATCTCGGCGGCATCTTCTAGGAACGATGTAGCTGATGACTGATTGGTCATTGATTGTGCGGTCTTTTGTTTCTTTCTATATTCATCATCGATCTCTCGTAATTTCTTACTTTCATCGTCCAATCCAAAGATAAGTTTTTCGTGAGCATTTTCACTTGCTATTCCCTCTGCAAGTTTTGCATCCCTTAATCTTTGTTGTGTTTTGACTAATGCCTTAAGCTCCTCCGTTGCACCAGTCGTATCAGATATAAACTTCTGAAAGGGACTTCTATTTAGCTCTGCTAATTTATTGTTGATAGAAGCGATGTTCGCATCGACAGAAGCTATTTGGGCGATGGCTTCGGATAGGCTCATCGCTTGCCCAGCTTTTTCTATATCATCAAAAGACTTCTGGGCGTTTGTTGCTGTCTCCTTCAGCATCTCCCCCATTCGAGTGATTTGGTCTGTAAATAGCTTCACAGCCCCAATCGCTACCGCACCCATCAAAGACTTGCCAACAACTTGACCAAGGCTTTCAGCCGCCGAAGAAGCCACATCACTTGCATTCCTAGCCTCTGCCAAATTACGGCTAAAATTCTTAAATACAGCACCAGCTTTTTGACCGCTAACAGAAAGATTGGAAACCTCCTTTTGGACTCCTCGCAGTCCGGTCGTGGCTTTACTGCCATCAATCTCGATCTCTCCTTTTAATACAAAAGCCATATATATTACCTTGTTCTACTTACCTTGTCAGCAATCTCTTGTTGCTTTTGTGCAATCTTTATCTTCATATCTGCCTCTTCTGCATTGAGTGCGTCCTGCAAAGACTTTTGGCCTATTTTTGAAACGCCAGCGGCGGCATTAACAAATATGGCTTTTACGACATCAGCAGTACCAATAATGTTGTTAATACCAAATCCCATTCCAGCACTTCCCTTAAGCGTTTTGAAGTATTTTAGCAAAACATTATCTGGTTGAATCGTTTTCCCAATAGTCTTTTTGCTAAAATAATTAAATGCTGGCAACCACCCTGCGGCTATGTATCCAGCAGATGACCTTGCCCGCTTAACAAACTTGTTGTAAAACTGGCTTGCTGTTCCACCCTTCTTTCCCCTGCCCGGCCCTGCTAATTTGGCTGGGAACTTGTTGTAGAATCCCAATCTCTTCCCTCTAGCAAGCCTCCAATTTGCAATCTTAAAAGCCTCTTGACTTCCCATATAATTAACAGTTGATTGCTTCTGGGTTGTCTTGCCGCCCTTACTCAACGCAACATATTCGCCCCTCTTCTTTGTTGTTTTAACATAAGAAGCCGTAACAGTTTCAACTGCCTTCATATCATCGGAAATCTCTTGTGGGTCTGCTTTGTCCGTTAGCTTGCTTGCCCTTGCACAAATGTTGGCCGCCCTGCGGTTAAGTTCGTTGATTCTGTCTCGGCGTGTTAGGTCTAGGTATAGGTCAATCGTCCTATTAAATTCCCTCACATCTAGCTTAAAGAAATTGCCCATAAGATTCTTCTTTGTGTTAAACTAGACCTAATAACCTCTCTAGGCTTGCCCTATCCTCGCCTATTTCTGTAAGCACTCGCCTACACTTCACCCCATTTTGCCATAGGTAAGTGTGCGTTGCTTGCGTAATTAAGGCTAAAGGAATGTCCCATAAGATATAGTCTATGCCCCAACCAGTTCGTTCTGCCAACGAGAACACAAAACTTGCTGTTCCCGCTGGCGTTAGGCGTTTCCCAAGTCGGGCTGGTGCGGGGCTGGGATAACATCAACTTTGCCCTTCTGGGCTTCGTCTAAAATGTTGGAAACGATGGTCGTGGCTACTTCACGATCTGCCTCTGTCTTTCCTTCGATGTATTCCATTATCTTTTCCCTAAACAAGTTCTTGTTCCAAGCCAGTTTGATTGCTTCCTTCTTGTTCTTGGCTAGAAGAATGTGGACATAGATAAATGACCAGATAAAATAGAATGAGGAATCCTCATCGTCCCTAACTTGCAAAAGGAGCAAGCGAGAGCCTTCCGTGTAGGGTGCTAGTTTCTCGCCCATAAACTCCTTTTCTGGGGATATAAATGCCGAGTTTAGTTCTTCTTCAAGTGAGATGCTCATAGATGCTTTAGAATTGCCCTTCTTTGCTCCGAGGTTGCGTTTTCTGATATGAGTAAAGTCTGCCCGCCCCTTTGTATCACCCGAACTGGAACGGCTCTTTTAAGCAATCCTAGGAAGGTTTCTCGGTTCTCTAGTGCGGCACGGACATAGCGAATAGGGCTTTCTGGGTCGCTTTTCATTTCTGACCAAGGGCGTTCCATTTCTGCCCTAGCCTCTGCCCCTGCCCCTGCCTCGAACCAGAAGGTAGCCTGAACCTCCCCACTTTCTTTTATAGTCCTTGTTACCGGGTCAATCGACCTTGGCTTTGCCCCAAACGAAGCAACGGCACTAGCCACTTTTATGTTAGTCGTTCCCCAATAGGCTTCGGTCATAAGTTTAGGATTTCATTAGAGGATTAGAACCTCTATTAGCTTACGTTCGGATAGCCAGTAGCCGAGATGTCGAGGGTCACAAACGCATCGTTAGACTTGTTTAGCGTGATGGAGTCGATGCGAGTTGTTCCGAGGGTGGTTGCATTCGCCAAGGCCGCAAGAGCCGCCCCTGCGGTCACATTGTAAGCACCAGTAATAGCAACCGAGAGTGAGTAGGAGGTCGTGGCGTTGAAGAATCCAACGGCAACTATATCCCCTTGATTATTTCTAACCTCATTCTTCTCGATATTTCGAGCCTCTGAAAAGCTCTGAACTAAACCGATACCAGCTTCCGCAACCAAGCCGAAGGAAAGACCAGTCGTGCCAATCGTGACGGCGGGCATTAGATTGAAACCTCGTTAGAAAGTGTGTTTTGCATAATCTCCTTCGCTTGTGTCAAATTATCGTGGGAACACCCGCACCTTTATGAGTTCCCAGATTGTAGAGAATACCGCCCCAGACACTAGGGCAACCAGCCATAGCTTTGTTTTGATGGTATGGGCATCCCTTTCTAGGGTATCTACCTTCGTGTTAATCTTATTTGTCCATTGAGCAAGTTCGCTAGTGTGACGCTCTAAAACCGAGATTATATTTTGCTGTCTTTCTTCTATTCTTGCGATGGCCTCTCGGACAGTAGATAAACGCTCTTGAAGTTCTGCAACTTGGTCTGCACTCATAGCGTAGCTCGCTCCGCACCGGGGGCAATCCTTACCATCCGCTCGCCTTTGTCGTTGTAGAATATCTCTATATAGCCCTCGGCCTCCAAGAACTTGAGGCTTGCCATAAAGTCCCGCCAGCTAGGAGTCTCTTGATCTTCCGTTGCACTCATTCGCTTTTTACTTTGCCAGCATCCTCGGCGGCTTGCATCATCTCGTAGTTCGGCAGGGCTTTATTGTCCGTGTGCTTTGGTGAACAAGAGCAGAACAATAGGGCTAGGGCTAGGATGGGCATAATTATATTAGGTGTTAAATGCTTGAAAAAGGATTGATTATTGAGGGGTGCAAATAAGGCTCATCTTCAATCCCCTTTGCCAAGCCCTTTTAGCCGTTCTAATGGTTGGGGTTTGCCCGGTGATTCGTGCCGTATAAACCTTTGTATTGACTATATTGTTTTGAATCTTGGTAAAGAGGGGAGGAGTTTCAGAGTAGAAAGCCTCGAAGATCGAGCAGTATTCAGCGTCAAAATCGGCTTGGCTAACCTTGGCCGCCGTGTCGGAGTAGTCGATTGTAACGGCTACTTCATAAACCCCAGTATAGTTTCCAAGAACTTGCCCCCCCACCGATGCGGAGATTGTGGCGAATGGGAATAGCTTTGCCCCTATCCGATTGGTCTTATAGACATTCAGACCAGAGATTCCGACAAGCAAATCCTCTAGTGCATCCTCAACATTGATTTGAACGCTGTTGCTCATTTCTTTGCGGTTGCTGTGATGTCTAGGGTCATAGCCCTTGACCAAGTGCGATTCTGGCTTATGACAGCGGGAGTATCCCCAGTAACCTTTGCCACATAAAAAGTTATGTTTGAGTTGGTCGTTAAATAACTAGCAAGGTCTGGCGAGCGATAGAGTTGTTCTAGGATGTCGTAAAATTTTGCATCAAAGGCGGTTCGTGCGGTTGTGTCTGCCCTTGCCACATAGGTTATCGAGGCGGGCGTTTTGAACACCCCAGAAAAAGGCACAAGTTCCTCCGACCCAATTTGAGCTTGAACCGTTACGCTCGGCATCGTCCTAGCCGTGCCTCTCTCACTTGTAAAGAAGTTCACCCCAGTAACACCAGAAACTACATTAAGGAGGGCGTTCTCCACCTCCCTCTCAATCGAGGCCATTAGGTCGTAATCTCCGCAAGTTCGATGGTAAAGGAAAGGCCATCTGTGCTTTGCGAAAATCCTCCGATCATCCGTTCGACACCACTAACTGTGCAGAGCGAGCCGATTACTGGGGCAGAGATTCCAGAAGCTAAAACAACTAGGCTTTGCGTCACCCTAAACACCTCACCACCTATCTCCAACTCGCTTGCCGTTGTTAGGTCTGTAACAGAAGCAGAAACAGAGGTAGAACCCAAGCCAGTTACGGATTGATATAGGTCTTGAATCATATTAGACAAGTCCGTTGCGAAGTAGGAGGTGGGGATACTGCCAGCCATAAAACCACCTCTTATGTCAATCCATAGTTATCATACCTTCAAAGCTGAAAATGTTGTCGGTTTCCCATTCATCTTTCTGCGGAAAGAAGCCAGTTTGCTTGTCTCTCCTAGTTGCCGAAGCAAGGATAATCGGGGTGCTATTGATTGCCCAAAAGTCCGTAGCCCCACGGATTGCCTTTGCCATCTGCTCAACTGATGGGGCGGTGTAGGTGCTTAACCCTTGAATCTTGATATCATCTGGACATAGCACAAAGAAGTTGTCTTTGCCCATAGTTTGCCTAGCCCTAACAATTAGTTCTAGTGGGTTTCGATAGTAGCCTTGAGATAGCCCAAATGGGGCAACTAGGTTGTAAGTTTCTGGAAGTCCCTCGGCTAGCTTATCATCTAGCTTATCTAGGACAATGTTGGTCTTGTCTGCGTCCTTAATCTCTGGATGGCTATATACAAAGTCAGTCCAGCTTCTCTTGCTTTTCCGATAAGCCTCGTACTGGTTCGGCCATACTTCCAAATCAATAACATCCCCCATCCTATGCCCAGCCTTCACATAGCTAGTCAGTTCAAAAACTCCGTGATATTGGGCGAAGCAATCAAAGAAAACTTCGTGGCCTTGGTCGGCTAAATGCTTGGCGGCTGGGAGGCAACGAAGCACATCCCCCAACCTCTGCGAGTATTTGATAGTTTTAACACTCATCAACAACGCTCTTATCTGTTATGAATGGGAAATAATCTCTCAACCGAACTGGGCTTGTGGTTTGTTGGAGCTTCTCCCATCCCTCAACCAGCCCATTATACCCATAGAAATCTTCTTTGAATTGTGCTTGCTCCTTTGTGGTATAGGCGAAGTGGTCAAAGGTTAGCCCCCAAGTTTCAGTCACGCCCCTTGGAATCATCATCGACTGGACATTGAGTTTGGGGGGTTCGTGGCTAACAAACTCAACTCCCCTGCCCCACTTCCAAGCCCTCAACCATTCGTACCAATGCGAAGCAAATCCTTCCCTAGTCACAACTTTTTTATTCTGCCCAACATAATAGTTACAATGGAACTGCATCGCTCGCCCCTCCTCGCATCCCTTGAGATGCCCAAAGATTGCGTCTAGCTGGTCGGCTCTCCATATCTCGTCAGCATCAATCTGCATCACAACCCCCTTCTCCACCCCTTTCAATGCCTCGCCAATCATCGCCAGCTTGCCGGGGAAAGGCTTTGCTTGCCAATAGACTGAAACATTCTCGCCCCTAATGCTTTCAAGGTATTCGTGCGTTCCGTCCACGCTCACAAAGTTCTTGTGATACTTCTCTGGAACTTGCTTGCACCAGCGGGTGCATCCCAGAGGCTCGGCCACTCCCTCGACAATCTTCCACTCCCAAGGAATCTTTAGCTTTTGAAACTCTGTTAGATGCCTCTGGATGTAAGGCATCCCATTGAGGACGATGGTAAAGATCGTCAGCATTTCAAGCGACCATAGATAACGCTAATCTCCGCACAAAAAGAAACTGAATCGTGCCGATAGCACTCAAAACCAATCGAATCAAACCAATCAATAAACTCTTTTAGCCAAGCGTCTGAATAGTGTAACTCGATGGCAATTTCTTTTAGATTGTGGACATTCCCAATTTGCAGAAGTTGAGTCTCGTCTCCTTCGATGTCGCACTTAATGTGGGTGATAGAGTTCTCTGTTATCCAAGTATCCATTTGAAATGCGGAGTCTGCCTTTTCGCATAAGAACTTTCCTTGCGGGTATTGTTGGGAAAGGGTGTTGATGTCTCCTTGGTTTATGTCCACTCCCATATAAAACTCTGGCTTTTGTGACAGAAAATACTTGGTTGTTCCGTTGGCCTCTTGCCTTTCTGATTCCGTCCAGAATCCACACCCCAAATCAAGCACCCTACCGCCAGCTACATTGAGATGTTGCCAATGGATTTCGGGTGATTCCGATGTGATGACTCCTTTAGTCATAGTTCAAATATGGCCGCACCATTACGCACCGACCAATCTTCCCAGAGCAGTTTCCCAAATCCCTTGAGCTTGTTGTAGTTCGCCAAGTTCTTAATGTCGTTCACATCGTCCAATGCGATGATTGCCTTCTCTGCTAGGAAGGGACGGACGCAACGCAACTCGGCCTCACCAGAAAAAGGCGAGCCATCAATCAGCACGAAGTTAAAATCTACATTATGCTCAAAGTGAATGTCCTCGATTGCGTTGGTGCTGTAAGGTTGAGCAAATTCTACACATTCGTGATACCAGCCGAGAACTTGCTCTAGGGGATATTGATTAAGGGTGGTTTTATTTGTGCCGTAAAACTCCGCTACATCCAACTGGTTCATCCATAGTTTCGGGAGGGTTGCAGTTCCCTTGACCGAAACGCCTCCCCTTGCGGATAGGTTCATCGAATGCCTACCGATGCGGTCTGGGTGATTCTCAATGCTGAATAGCCTTTTTGTCCTAATACATTGAGTCGAGCCATCCCCAGTTCCTCCCCCGATTTCTAGGCCAACATCCAGCCCCTCGCTATATTTTGCAAGGGCTTTCCCAAATGAATCGTTAATCGTTATCTCTTGCATTTCAATTTCTCCTCTAAAGCCTTACGAATCACATAGGCAATCACCGCCTCTTTATCGTGCTTCAATGCGAGCATCCCAGCTTTGTATAAATCTTTCTCGGCTTTATCATCATAGCTCACATCCACCTCAACCATCGGAGGAACTGGTCGAGCTTCGCCAAAGCGAATGATTCCAGATTTACGATTGCCAGTTTTGGCTTTTGCGTTTTTCATAGATCGCTTTTCCCTTCTCATAAAATTCTGGCTTGTTGTGGTTCTTTAATTGTTCGTCTGGTTGCCCGCCAGTAAATAAAGGGTTGTCGTGTTTGAATTGGATATGTCTAGCCTCAACCACGGCTTGTTCTGCATAGGCTCTATCCGTGAATTCATTATCCGAATAAATGCCGTCCGACTCTTGGTAGTCGGGGTGGAATAGATGCCCCTGCTTCTTGAGCCTAGATTGCGTCAGGATCGCCATACAGAGGAGCTTGTCTTGCCGTAGGCCGTCTGATACTGCCAGCACTTTCTCTTGCGTTGTGTCCCCAATAGCATTCGAAATTAGGGCATCCCAATGGCGGGGGGGTGTCCAATCATCGCTCATTTGAATAATAATATCGCCTTTGGCTATTTTTGCCCCTGCGTTCCAAGCGTTAATCATCCCGCCCGGATTGCACCTAATGGCTTGGTGGGGGGTGTAATCTGTGGGGTCGTTATGATCGACCATAAACAACCACTCAATTTCTAGGGGCTTCTGGGCTAAAGAAAGCCACATCCACCGCCTCTGCCAAGCAATCTGTGGTCTGCCCCTTGTTGCGTGAACGATGCTGATCTTGGGGGCTGGTCGCATCTTCTTAATCTTTTCAGCCTCGGCAGTTTCTCCAACGCACACCGATGCCGTCTCGTACAAGTCCATCGCTTGCCAGTTGTAGATCGCTTCAACAAGATTCCAATAGTGAGCTTTGGGGCGATGCAGGGTCAGACAAGAACGAACTGCCCCATAAGCCTTAATCCAGCTTCCCTTGCCAGACCAATGATTTGCTATATAGAAATAAGCCTCTCGCCTATCGGGTTGTAGGGCTACGGCTTGCCCAAGATAAGAAAGCCTCTCGTTTTCTGGAACTACCCTACCCAAGTTGCAAAGCACATCGTAGCGAAGCGTGTCCTCTAGCTCTGGGAAGGCCAACGCTCGCATACTTGAATCAATGCACTTTTCAATCTGCCCAGATAGAAAATACTCTTGGGCTTGGTAGTAAAGGGAGTTGGCGGCTGGGGCAAGCGTGTCGGCCAAGATGTTCAAGTTCCTCTCCGCACTCCTTGGCTTGTATCCGTGAGGCTTGTGGATTCGGAAAATCTTATCCACGCCAATCGTCTTGTTTGGCTCTTTGCAAACCAGCATTTCGTGAACTCGGTTCTTCCAGCTACAAGTGCCTTTCTTGGAGATTTCTTCTCGAAGGGGAATGAGGCCAGCGTTGTCCACATTGTACTTTAACGCCACTAGGTGAGCGTCCTTTTGAATGGCAAGGTCAATAGCCTCCTCGACAACCTTCGCCCCATCCTCTGCCATTACATCGTCAGCATCTACCCATAAGCACCACTCGCTTGAGCAAGCCTCAAGAGCCGTGTTCCTTGCCGTGGCAAAATCGTCTATGTGATTCCAATCAGTTCTTTTATTCTTATAATGAACGATCTTCGCTCCAAGCCCACTTGCAATTTCCTCGGTCTTATCTGGCGTAGCTGACCCCCTAGAAATACATACAACCATCTCTTTTGCGATGGGGACAAACGACTTGAGGCAACGCTCAATATATTCTTCTTCATTACCAGCGATGAGATAGACTGAAATAGGATATTTCACTTGAATAGGATTTCTAACTGCAATAAGGATGTCAATTTATCTGGTTTAGTTATTCATTATCAAAAAGGATAAGTCTTGCCAGCCCCAGCGTTGTAGAGGGATGTAATTTCTGCGCCAGATAAGGCTCGATTCCAAATTCCAAATTCATCTATATTACCATCGTATTGTAAAGTATTTGGATCTCCTGGAAAATCAAAAACGCTGCCAACTGTGATTAATTGAGACAAAAAGTCTGCTTCATTAACAAAAGTTCCATCAAGCGATCCGTTTATATAAAAACTTGTTGTTCCAGAATTTCTTGATAGAACTATGTTTGTCCAAGTGTTTAATGGAATTGTGGCTGTAGATGTATACGCTATTGCACCCTGCCAAACAATTAAATTTCCCAAAGGATTAAAAACCAAAAGCCAAGGGTATATTGAATCGGCATTTCTTAAATCAAAAACTGATCCAGCTAAACCGAATGCTTCAGACCCATAACTTAATGGCTTAATCCATACGGAAGCTGATATATTTGCTGTTCCAACAGTGAAATTGGTTGAAGTATTATCAAGATATCCACCGCTTGAGGAAATTAAAGCACAACCAGAAATAATCCCTGTTCCAAGCGTTACCCCGCCGTGGCCTGTAAGCGTAATTCCATTCCCACTTGAATCTAGCCAGCTATTTGTGTTGAGATTCCAGTAGGCTAATAGTCCAGAAAGTAGTGTGGATGGTGCGTCTCTCTTAACATTCAATCCACCAATCCGAATACCGCCTTTAATCATCATATAAGGATTTGCCTTACAGACTTTTAGTCACCAATGCCAAGAACAATTCCGCTATGAATAGAGAATGCTGTGCAAGTGCCAGCAAGATAAATCCCTGCATTGATGGTGGAGGCAGAGGCCGCAGTAGCATTAGCAAGGCTTGAAAATCCGGTTACAGAAGATGAAATGCTTGCGAACTTTGCATCTGAAACTACATAAATTCCAGCGAACTCATTGGGAGTTGTGATTGCTGTTCCAGTTGTGACCACATACCTTGTGCCGGGTCGGGCGGCGTGGGAAATCTGGTCGTAATAAGGTTCGGAATTTGTAAGGTCTGCCATATTTTTAATGCCTTTGTGTCAAAGAAAAAGGAGGAGCAAGGTTTCCCCTGCTCCCCCTTCTTCGGGAGGAAACAACCAACCAATCTTTAGCTGTAGGTCGTGGTGATACGGACGGCGGCGTTCGCATCAATGACTTTCTCCGCTGTGTTCATACGAACACGGAGAACATTGCTACGACGAGCCTCATCACGATAGCTCTCGGAGACGAAACCACCGGGTGCGTCTTCCGACCAGACCAAGGTGCGACCCAATCCACCAGCGGTGAACTGACCAGTCGAAACATTGGCAACAACGATCTTGGTGTCTGGAACAATGAACGAACCAGAGTAAGGCTTGTTCTTGTTAGCAGAGTTGATGGCCGCACGACCGATGTAGACTTTATCCACACCGAACGCTTCGGCAATCTGTGCTTCATCGAGCAAGCGACCACCAGTATTCGACACAACTCCGTAGAACTGATTTTGTAGGAGGGTGGTACGACGAACCCGCTCGTACACATTGGCCGACATAATCACCGCATTGGCCGCGTATCCGAGCTTGTTCAATGCGAGCTTGCCAGCCGCAACATCCGCAGGGGCGTTGATGGTTGCCAAGTTAGCTTCGGTGTAGTTAGCCGTGGGGCTTAAATCAGCCGTTGTGAAGGGAGTCGTTGTTGAGAACAACAAATCAGCCACCCGCTTTTCGTGGGAGAGCTTAACTTGTCGGAGCAAGAACCTCGCTGTTTCGGCTTCGATTTGGAAGAAGCGGTTAGCATCAGCACGGAATGAATCGTCAAGCAACTCCTCAAGTCCCGTCTCCAAACAATCATACTGATCACTCGTGAATTTTCTTGAAGCCCGTGCGTATTCAGAACCAGCCGAACGCTTCGCCGCATCGGCATCTAACAGAGCGGCATCAGCCGTCTGCACTTTGAGGTAAGTTCCGCTCTTTGCCGGAACGGGCAAGAGAGGGAGAACTTCCGCACCGATCAAGCCGATCTCTGCGGGAGATTCGATGAGGGCTTGGTTGATATCAGCACGAATGGTCGTGCCACTAGAAATAAAGCTCATTTTATATTATTCTTTCTTTTGTTTATTGTTTCGTTGTTTAGTACATCGGAATCGCGATTTCGATGACTGCCGATGAACTTGTTGCCGCTTCGAGAGCGACACCAGCGGTTGCAAGGTTAGCGGCCAGAGTTGTGCAGAGGCCGGTTGCATCGAATTTCAACACATCACCAACTGCCGCAACACCAGAGACGGTCGCGAAGAAGGTGGGGTGGAACAATTTAACTGCAACAAAACCACCAGCAACGACATCTTCTTGAGTTACGCCGATAGCTTTGGTTGCACCAGTTACCGCAACATTAACGAAGCCAGCCGTGGTGGTGTCGGGCTGAACGAATCGGTATGCCGAGATAGCATTGGCCGAGCCGAATGTGCGAAAATTACCATCAATTTGAGTAGACATTTTCTTTTATCCTTTGGTTTAGAGTTTGGTAATACCACGAGACAGAGCCTCGCTATATTCCTTGGGGTTAGACAGCATCACGGCTTGCATAGCCTTGAGCTTTGAAGTGGAGTAGTCGCTATGGGCGGCCACGAGTGCTTCAAAAGTTTTTGGTTCAACCTTCGCAGGGGCTTCGACAACTGGCGAAGCAGAGATTGGCTTAATACCGAACTCGGTGAGAACTTTCTTTACGACTTCGCTCATCTCTTCCTTGGTGTCCTCTTTTTCAGAAGGCTCAATCTCAACGGAGACTTCAGGAGCAGGGGCGGGAGTCTCGGAGGGCTTCTTATCTTCGGCCATCTCCTCTTTTTTCATTTCTTCTTTGGGTTTCATCGAATCTTCAATGGCCGCCAAGCGAACCTTGATGTCCTCGATATCTTTCGAATAATTGTTTTCCATATTTGTTTTGTCCTTTTTGTCAAGTGGAGATTCCTCCACGGCTTGTTTAACTACGGCTGGGATTGTCTTTCCTCCGCTTACATATCCCAGCTTTTCCATAAACTTTACCATTTCTTCAAAGAGGCCATTGGTGGCCGCAGGGGAGGAAACCAAATCAGCAGAGGCGATGCTCTGGGGGCGAATGTAATCCTTGCCATTGATGGTCTCGGACTCGTTCACAAAGGCTAGGGAAACGCCAAACTGGTCGGGGGCTTCCGATGCCATCTCTTTGATAAGTCCGTAGTGGGGCGAGTTGCGGAGCAATCGGAGGTCGGCAACGAGTCTATCCCCTTCAATGCGGGGGTTTCTGGCAAAGCCCACTACTGCGTCCAATCCGCTTCCGTGGTTCATCTTTACCTTCACGCCATTCTTTGCCTTGCCCATAAGTTTGAGGGCAGTCTCTAGGCTTGTTTTATCCACGAAAAGGTCGTGTCCTTTAGCCTCTCCCACCTCCAAAATGCTCACCCCGCCTAGCTCCATTTCCTCCATCTCCTCGTCCCGATAAGTAGAATAGGCAACCGCCGCCCTTTGTTGTTCGTCTGGAAAGTCGCTAATAGCTTGCTCGTCCCCCATAAAGCGGGAAACAAAGTCTTGCTCGGATTCGTCTGCGGAAGGTAGGGGTAAAGGCATAAATGCCCAGATTATGTCAAAGAAGATCGCCGTCTGCCTTGCGATAGGAGTCTTTGACCTCACCCCCGCCAGCCATCTTGAGAAACTTGTTCACCCTAGCCATCGCCCAAGCGTTGCGTGAGTTGGGCTTTCCCCCGGTAATCGTTGGCCTAAAGCTAGTCGAGAACGCACCCGCCCCCCTACGAAACACTTTCTTCAATGCCCCAAGGGTGGGGGCTTTCCTTGAGGGGTGCTTGTCCTTGAACTCGGCAATCTTGTTCTTCAAAGCCTCCTCGTTCTCGGCTGAAATCTCTATGTCACCAGCCTTGCTCCTTGTGGATGCCGTGCCTTTGGGGTTCTCCTTCGACCCTTTGATTCGTTCCTTGGGAGGGGCTGGGGTTTGGCTTACTGGTCTGGCAAGTTCTTCTTTCTTATCGGTAATCGGCCCGCCCACAATCCAAGCGTCACAAGTCCTTTTGGCCGCACACTTAAAATCAAATATCTCGCAGTAACCAAGATCGCCACCAATAGCCACCTCGTTTGCGTCCTCGCCAATGCCCTTCTTAATGCACCCTAGAACTTTGCTCCTCTGATCGAAGGCCGCACAATTACCACAAAGCATTTTCTTGGCCGTGACTACATCGCCTTGGAACTCGTCTGCCTTGGCTTTCCAATAGCCCTCGTTTGGCTCGTTCGGATTGGCGGGGCCGTAGTTCGCATCGTCCACCGCTGTCTGCCTATTGGCTAGATTGGTTTTGATGTCTTGAGTTGCGATTGGGCAAGAGGCTGGTTCTGCCAATTCCTTCTTGTCCCTAGCTTCCATTTGCCCAACTACTTTCCTTGCCCAAGCATAGCCAGCATCGCCACCCCATCCGTTCCACGCTTGCCAGCCCTTGCCTTGCTCATCCCAAGTTGCACCCTTCTTATCTACTTCGTGTCTATCGAAAAATGCTTTCATTCTGCGAACTGTGTCGGGAGACATCTTGACCCCATTTTGCAAATCCCTAGCTCTGGCTATGCCTACCGGGGTCATTCCTCGTTGGCTAGATGGTTTCGTCTCCCTGACATTCAAGGCTCGTTTAGCGGCATCTCTAGCCCCTTGTGGTGGGGTAAAATCAATCCCATCGTATTTTGCCAACTCAATCCCACCCATCATTCCCTCAATCAGCATCTTAATAGATGCGGAGTCTAGCTTTGCTAATGCTTCTTCAGTATCTTTTTTTTTAACCTCTAGCTCTTCGGAGGATGGGTCAATCGGGTCTTCTGGAATTGGTTTTTGATCACCCCCTATATCCTCGTCACTTTCTGGGCTGTCTTTTGCTGGGCTATCCTTCGCTGGGATAACTGGATTAACCGAGGGTGCTTCGGGTTTGGTCTGGGTGGGTTTCGGTGGAACAATATCGGAAATTGTCTCTGGGTCTACTCCGTACTTCTCGGACAAATCCTTAATTAGTTTAGCTTCAATCGCCCTCTGCCTCATAGAGCTTTCAAAATCTTGTCCTCGCTCGGCATAAATATCGGCGGCGGTTCGGAGGCCAGTCTTAAACTCGGAGATTGCGGAAGCGGATTCTCTGCCCAAATCAATCGAGACATTCGCCCCGAAATTGAAAATGCCTCTTGTCGTTCTGCTCCCAACATTCTTCTCAATCAATCCCCTTGCAACCCCATCGGCAATCACGATGTTCTTAATTGGTCGCAAAACTTTATCATCTAGTAGCTTCTGGTATCTGCGGAAGGTTCGCCCCGCTTGTTGCATCTCAAGGCGAGCAGTTGGGCCACTCATAGCGGAAGGGTCTACGGCGAAGCTATAAGGGATTCCAACACCCATACAAATGTTCCTCAAAAGAATCTTGTGGAACTCGGCGAATGCTCCGCTTGGACGGCTCGGCCCATCTGGGAACACGATGTCCTCGCCCGGTTCTAGGTAAGAGATTTTGCCAGACTCAATCGCTTCGAGCTTGATTGGGCTTCCGTTGATGTCTTGGTCGTTTGTGAGCGAGGAAAGATCAGAGGCATTGTTGTTGTTCCGCTTTATGATTGCACTCTGGCTAGAAGCAACCTTGGCCGACATCTTCTCGAAGCCTACGATTTCGTGAATATCCGTTGCGTCATTGATGGCTGTATGAAAAGCGGAGATTCCTCGGTATTGGTCAATGCGGAGTGGGTCGAATAAATGGAAGGCTTGGCTTGCGGGAATCGTTACTTGGTAGGTGTACATATCGCCGATGCTTCGGCTGTAAATGTCGTAAGCCGTGGGCGAGCCAGTCTTTTGATCGATGTGGATTCCACCAATTAACTCCGAGCTAGTATAAACTTTGAATGGGTCGCCAAGTCTATCACCTTCAATGCCTTGTATTTTTAGATTGCCATCAGAATCTCGGACTAGAACAAAAAGAAAATCGCCATCCCGCAACATCGACATCATCGCCACTTGCATAAGTGTTGAGCCAGTATGTCTTGTGGTGATGTCGCATTTATCGAACCACTCTGCCCAATACATCTCTACATCTGTATTGACTTCGGGGTTCTCGGTTCTGGCTTGGTAGGAAATGTTTGCGGCGGTATGGCTGGCAAATTTCATTAGGATGGAACGAACAAGGCCAACATTCTCTGCCAAGTCCCTCGCCCTTTTCATCAACTCTACTCGGTCGTAGTTGCTTTGGTAATCTTCCGCACCCGACAACTGGCTCGGCCCCTTGCGTTGCCTTGAATACTTTACCGCATCATACTCGAAGTTCTTAATCCTTTGACGAGCAACAAGCCTATCAACTGCCCCTTGAGGATTTACAAAGGCAATCGCCTTGTCGATCAGATTGAGAGAGGCTTTTTTCACGAGCCGAAGTTTGCGTAGGTTGTGCGAACCCTAGTACCAGTCGCTTGCTGAATGGCTAGAGTTAGCTCCATAATCGTATCTCTCACCTCACCGAGATTCGCTCTTGAAAACGAACGACCAGCTATCGAATAGCTTGAACCCGCCACCGCTATCGCCTCAAGACAAGTGATATACTTATCACGAAGAGAAGTTAAGGTGGCAAGGGGTAGCCCAATGAAATCACCCTTCGCCATTATCAAACTCACTTTCTGTCAAACTTGCGGGGGAGACTTTCAACCGTCCATATAAGGCCGCACCCACAATGTTCATACACTCGCAATCCATTAAATGATTATGCTTTCCGACTTGCTTCCATACAAGCCTTTCCCTTCCAGTCATAGGGTTTTTAACCCGCACCTTAACCTCTGCCTCAATATGCACCCTCCAAACATCGGGGGTGTCGAGGGCGATGTAGCCGGGTTCTTTAATTAGGTTAGATAGGATGTCTTTGATGGATGGGTTCGACCACCGCCAGACTGGGCAGAACTTCCACTTCCACCCCGCCCTCGATTGAACTGCCTTACCGCTGAATGGGTCGCCATTGGCAATTCGAGCGTAAGGGCGTTGTAGTTTTTGCTCCCCCACAATTTCAGAGAAGCTAGTGCGATCTGAACCGACCAACGCCATCCAGCCGTTCTTACAACAATTATAATAAACATCTCTGGTTTGATCGCCCGAATCGCAGAAAACGCACTTCGACTCAACGCCAAACTCCTCTGCCTTGGCTTGGATGTCTCCCCAAGTCTCAAGCCTACCAGCCCACACAAGCCTCGATCTGCCCTCAATGTCCCAAGCCCGAACAACGCACCAAGCGTGGAAGCCCCCCGCCTCTTGAATATCACAAGCCATAATCAGCTTCTCGTTCACTCTGACCTCGCCCATCTTGTAATCGCCAGCCACAATCTCCATCTTCTCGCTTTCGTGTTCCATCCAAGGCTCGGCTAGAACTCGGTTCACGAAATCTTGTAGCCCTATGATTCCATTGTGTTTGTCTTGCAGAAACTTCACCGCCAAACTTCCGAAGGATACCCAAGGGGCATAGAGGCCATTGAGATGATAGGAGCGTCTGGCTGGTTCGCCTTTTAGGTTGGTTGCCCTCCACTCGCCCTCTCGAAGCATCTTGGTTTTCTGTCCGTCTGTAATCTTTTCTTTGCACCCCTCGCACTCGTAATAGGTCGAGGATTTAACCAGCTTAAAATCATAAACCCCATCCTCAATCTTGGCCGCCTCGTCCCACTTCACTTGCCCCCAAACTAGCTTCTGCTTATGCCCACAATGAGGACAGGGCACAAAGTAAAAACGCATATCGCCCTTCTGCCATTCACTCCAAATAATTGAGTCGGCAGTTGTCGGGGTGCTGGTCGCTATGATGAGATGGTTTGGATAGGTGCTTACTCGTGCCTCTGCTAATTGAACTGGGTTGGCCTCTCGCCCCGACCCCGCTTGTTCTGGGAACTTGTCCACCTCATCCATACAGAGCAACGCAATCGAGCGACTAGAAAGAGCCGATGGGCTTGTGCCAGCCCACCAGACCGAGCATCGTTTGAAGTGTTGCTCTAGGATTTTTATTTTGTCGGTATTGTCTGGCTTTTCTTTTGCTAGGGCTGGGCAATCGTCAATCATTGGCAACCACCTAGTTTCTGTGAATGATCTAGCCAAATGCTCGCTAGGCATCACCCACAAGGCAGGGCAAGGTCGCTCCGCTATTCGATACGCTAGGCCAGCTAGAATCGTTGTGGTCTTGCTTGTTTGTGCCCCCCATACCAGCACCACCCTACGAATTGAATCATCGCCAAAAGCCTCTAGGGGTTCACGGACATAGGGCGTAAGTGTTGTTGAGTACGCACCGGGTATGTTCGTAACTCTTGCCGAAAGGGTTAGGTTTTTCTCTGCCCATTCTGGGATTGAGAGTTGTTCCCTTGGCTCAAACAATAGACGAGCGAAGTTCTTGGCCTCATCAATCTGGTTCATCTCTTAACCAGATAATCTTTTGCATACGCCCAAGCTGGGTTCATGTGGATTTGATGATGGCACTCAAAGCACACCGCCAAGAAAAACTCTACCTCGTTCAGCCTATCCCCGAACCTTCCTCGCCTATGGTGAACTTGGCTTGCCATCTTGCAACGGCACACTTGGCAAACTGGGTTGTTGGTTAGAAACTTCTCTCGCACATCTTTATAAACTTCGTTCTGGCCTTTTCTCTTTGCAGATACTCGGCGTAGTTTCCCGCCTCGCTTGAGTGGGGTTTTTCGTTTAAGTGGAGAGCGTTTCATCGGTCAAAGAATGGAAGCACTATGCCAAGGATTGCGATTGCTACTAGCAAAACAATAAAGCACTCGTTCATTTGAATGCTCCCTCTGCTTTCTGAATGGTAACAAAGATTTGGTCGATGCCCTCTTGAATAGCCCTTTTAGCACATTCTGGGTCGCTAGGGTTTGCTCTTGCGGCCAAGCTCGAAGGCATAGCGTCCATTAGGTTTCTAATTGCTCCCAGCCATTTGCCGAACACTTCTCGCACCTCGTCCATTCTCACTAGCACTCTGGTTACTTCCTCGAATCGGGCGTGTTCCATTTCTGCCTCTGCGACTCTTTTTTTTGCTTCGCCCCATCCTTGAACTGCCGATCTCATTGCTACTGGGTTTTTGTTTGTCGCCGCCGTAGCTACCAATGAGTAGGCAACTACCTCGGCTTGCTTCGCTCGATTCAATCTGCCAAGCGAGCTTGTCGATTTGTATGACTCTGCATCCAATTCCTTCGATGGCTCGGAGAAGTTCGGAGATGGTGCTTGGATTAGCAGTTGCTTTCTTCCTACCCTCTTTTGGTTTGCGATCTTCCAGCTTTGAGCCTCTGCCTCGCTTGTGAGGGGCATACCCGCCTTTACTAGCTTGTTTATAGCCGCCCCAGATATTCCCCATAGTTTTGCCAGTTCTGATTGTCGCATTTCTCACAAGGGCTTTCCACACGCCAAACATTTCTCGCCCCCTCCACTCTCTTCGCCCTCTGGAATCGTGGCCTCCATCATCTTGCCAATCTCATCCAAGCTGAAC